GGCGTTCCGAATAAAGGCATAGATCAGACCTCAGACATGATCCCAATCATCGAGCTTCCAATAGCCAGCAGGAAACAAAGGAATGGAGACCTCCTGTTTGATCTCCTCGACAGCGTCCAGGAACTTCTGATATTGATTGGTGCCCCAGGACATCAGTTCGGACATTTCCCCGGGGCGGCCGCCCCACTGCTCGTTCAAGCCACTGGCGCGCATCTTTGCAGCGGCGCCGGCGGCGCCCATGACGAGGATATCTTCGTGATCATCGCGCACTGTGGTAGCAGCAGCAGAATCAAGATCATCGATCGTGTGGGCTGCACCATACTGGATATAAATAATTTCACCTATTCGGGGAAAATCAGGGCCAGTGAAATATAAGACAGGAGAGCCATTGATGTAGGTCTGATAAAAATCCTCGCGCTCATAAGCAAAGGGATCAGCGAGACTATCATCGTAAGGGTGCACCAATCGCACGATCGCGATCAAACCGGCGGCAGTGATAGTTTGTGATCTGCCGGTAGTGGTGACCGTATGCTCAGCTGTTTCAATGTTGGGTGTTGCCCTGGTATAGACATTGAGTACCTTACGCAAGGCTTCATCGATGATGTCATTGGTATATTTATCAGTCGTATCATCGAGCGAATTCTGGATGCGTGTGCGATATGCTGCTAAAGCGGACATAGAGTAACTCCAATTTTTCAGATGCCGCAGGGGCGTGCCCGCGTTTACGGGCATGGGAGGGAGGGACCCAGCGTACGGCGAGAAGCCGGCTGCCCCTGCGATTGATCAATATTTTATTTTTTCGCCGCCTTTGATGAGGACGCAGGCGTTGATCGTTCAGCAGAAATCGCAGCCTTTTTTTTCGGCGGCTCTGCAGCGGCAGCTTTCCGTTTGGCAGCTTCCTCGACCTGTTCCAGGTCAGAAGCAGAGTAAACAAACTTCTGGCCGGTAGGAGAAATGAACGAGAGCCGGCCATCTGCATAGCGCGCCCAATCGGAGGGCTCGATATTGAACATTTTTTTAATGAGGTTGAAATCTGCTTTTGATTTGGTTTTTTCCATTTGCTTGGACCTTTCAATTTTTTATGCATTGGTAGAGAACCAATGCATCCTGCTGAGCTATGGAGCGCTTTGAAAAACGCCTAATTAACAAAATTGTATGAATCGGCGAGCACGGGAAGAAACCGCCTCACCTTGCCGTAATCATTGGTATCACCAGGTGTTTAAAATGCGGGGTTGCCGCCGATACCTTGGCCGAGATCATCCACCGCCACACCAAGAATATAGGCGATGATCATATAGACCACATTCGTGACTTGTTCCGCGTCAAGGGGGAAGGCAGGGACAAACTCATCGAGCAGGACAAACACCAGGCCAACCAGAGCCGCCCAGAACTTACGGGAGCGCAGGACGCCCAAGATTTTCGATTTAGGTTGAGTATTCATGTTTAGAATCCTTTCTAAGCTACTTTTTATTCGATTTCCGGCAGTTTTTAACCGGAAAGGTTAATTGATATGGCTTTTTCACTTTTGCTCCCCTTGCCACCTATGAAGGGGCAAGAGGAGCGCTGTGAGGAGAGAAGAAAAAGAAGATCTATTTTTTATTGCCTCAGGGTGAAATGTGCGATCGCGCCATAGAACTTGAGGACAGTTGTTGCCGCACAATCAATGACCATTTTCAACCAGTAACAATCGCCATCATCCAGAAATTCTGGATCATCGATAGTGATTGTCATGGTGTGATCATCGGCGGCCTTTCTTTCGGCAGCGGTATCGTGGGCGGTGTCGAGCGTGGTTGATATCGCCGCACCGGAAGCGGCTATATTATCCGCACCCATCGTCACTTTTTCAAGCTCAACAGTTGCGAAGTCATCCGCAGCGGCAGTTCCAACCAGGTAACCGACATCGATCGATGTCAGTTTCGCACCCTTAAGGGCTTCGGAATTGGACGGTATGCGAATGGGGACAAGGACCGTAACCGAGGCGTCGGCCGCGGATCGGTCATTGGAGACCACATTGGATGATTCAGTGACCGCCCAGGTGCCGGCGGACATTTCAAAATCTCCGGGGTGGATAAAGTGTGCCATGTGTTCATCGTGTACGTAACCCATATGTAGATCCTTTCTGTTATTTGTACCGATCGTGAGATCGGATCGTTTTTATTTTGGCCGGGAGGTTGCCGCGGTGCTGCACCCCTCGTAATGACAGCCGGCCAGGTGTATGTTTGAGCGTTTCCGCCGATCCAACTGGCGCTATGCCCCGGGGACGGCGAGCAGCATGCGCAATCCAAATTAAGCGCCAGCGGACTGCGCGATTAATAAAAATCAGGCCACATTGCTCTTATGCAAAGGTCTAAAATCGTTCACCCAGCATGCTAAGAAGTGGCGCACTTTCAAACGGTGTTCATCGTTCATAAACACCGCGGGGCTGAGGTTATCACCGGCAATAAAAATTTCCGGCATGATCCCGAAGCGTTCACCAACATAGATCGCAGGAGCGATGAGGGGATCACAAACCGCAGCCCAGTTGTTGGCGTCAGTCCACTCAGGCACGGTGATGACATCACCCGGCTGGCCACGCTGCTGATTCTCGGAATAAATATTGGCTGCGTTCTCGAGCGATGGGTACAGGATTTTCATGCCGGTGAGCTGCAATTCACGCGGGACCAGCAGAAAACGCGGGTTAATGGCAAGGGCCGGACCGGTACCGTAGTAGCCACTGGCGTTCTTGATAAGCATGGGCTGTGAATACACCGCGGTGCAGACCGTGTCCCACTGTGATGCGCTGAGCGCGGTAGTGAGCAGGTTGGCATGCCCGCCGGCAGTGGTGACGGCAGTCGCGTTGAACAATGCGCCGCTATCGGCCATGGTCGGTCCGACGCCACTATTGGAGGTGAACAAAGCGGCAACAAGGGCACTGATCTTGCGCAATCCGGCCGCTGCCAGCTCACGCGGGTAAGCCGACAGTTTGCGGCTCATATCACGATCAATAAGCTCCAGGGTAAGCGGGATATAACCGCCGTACTTGGTGAAGTCGGCTGTCTCGGGGGAATCACCGACTGCGAGCTCCGTATATTCCGCGCCTTCGCTCACGCTTGGCAAGGTTCCCACCGTGCCAACGAGCGTGCCGGTGATGGTGTTGAGGCTGTTGAAATGTTCAACACGCGCAATACATGACCACCAGTCATAACCAGCCTTGCCGAGCTCGGTCCAGGTATTGACCACAATCTTATTCAAGGCATTCTTGACCAACCCCGTAAAGTCGGTGGTCAATGCGAACTGGACCCGCTCTGAATCAAAGCCGCCGTGCATGTCGTAATCACCGGTGAGCATGAGGTACAGCTCACGGATCCCGGACAGCCTGGCGACCTTGAGCCCTTTGGCTTCCTTATCACGCGGTGCACCGAGTAGATCATCACAGGCTGCCTGCAGCTTGTCAGCCGTATCAAACACGCTGTGGATGTGTGGGCCGGCCACGGCTGCACCACCTGTCAGCTGCGAGACCATCTCGCGGGCATCGTCGATGGCGTCGGTTAATTCCTGGGCGTCAAACAATTTTCCTGCAAATTGTTTACGGACCTGCTCCGTCACCGGCGCAGGCAGTTTGGCTGCTGCCAGGGCGGAATCAAGAAACTGTTCGCCCATCTTGATGCGCATTTCGCGTGCCTTTTCGGCCTCGTCGTTCAACTGCGCAAGCTGCTGTTGAACGGAAACCAGTTTCTCAACCTCTTTCTTATCGGTTGTGATCTGGTTTTGCACCTGCCGCACGCCTGGAAAGGTGTCCTGCTGTGCTTCCTGTAATTCTGGATTTGGTTTTGGCATATTAACTCCTTCTCGATATAAATTCAATTTCTGATAGATTTGACGGATGAACTCGCCGCCGCGGGCAGGGTTGACCACCAGGTCGACCGAGAAAATTCGCAGGATGTTTTTCACATTCTTTCCGCTGGCTGTGAATACCAGGTCGGCAGAAAAGCCGATCTTTGGTTTTTTTCCATCCGCAAGCATTTGCTTTCCAAGCTCGACCAGTACCGGGGCAGAGGGACCGACCGGGCGCAGGGTGAGCTTGATCCCCTGCGCCTCTTCTTCCCAGGTGGGTGCGGAGCACACACCGGCGAGGTCGTGAACAGAGTGTCCGAACCAGTGATGGTCAATAAATGTCTGTGTTCCCTCCCACAAACCAAGGGATCGTTTGAGGACATCGGCGGAGAACTTCCAACCGTTACCCTCGCCTGCTGTGATAGCGAGGATCTCGAACTCTCCTTTCTCATTGACCTGCGAGCCGGCAAGCGCAATGCGGTGGCTGAGGTGGTTATTGGATGTATCTGGCATACATACGTTCTCCTTTCTGATCGAATGATCGATCACTTAGCAAACCCGGGAATGGGCGCCTTATCCTTGATCCCATCATTAACGGGAGGCAACTTAAGATCCAAGGGATCTCCACCTGATTGATCAGGCCAGTGAGGGGCTTTGCCCTGTTTCTCTCCGATCTCGCTTTTCGCTTTCTTTAGCATCGTCTCGGCATCGATAGATTCACCAAAGAAGCGGTAAATGACACGCAGGAATTCATCGTTGGCGATCAGGTTCCTATCTTTCAAATCCGATAAAACTTTGATCATGTAATACGCCGCCTGGGCGAGGGCGCCATTGTCCTTTGAGGTGATATCTGATCCGGTGATGGTGAATTCGACCCGGGGGTCCAATTTCTTATTTACTCGGGCGCGGCGTTGCAGAACGACGGTCAAGAGGTCTTTCAGAAGCCACAGGAAATATTCCTGGCGCTGTTCATAGCGGCGGAAGGTGGGCCCGCCAGCCGCGTCCGCGGTAGTGCGGGTTGCACTCTCCGGTTCGGCCAAGAAGTGTAGCGGGATACCCGCGCCAGCTGAGATCATCTTTTTGAGAGCGAGGCCGTCCTTTTCTGCGTCTGCGGACTCAAGGCGCGGGGAAAGGACCTTCCAGGTTTCATTCTCATCCGCGACAAGCAGCGAACCAGGTTTTGGGGGTGATGCGTTGAGCGCGTTCTGGCGGGCTTTGCGCTGCGCCTCACTGGCAAACTTTGCCTGGACAACATACAGGAAAGCATTGCGGAAGCGGTTGAGCCGGGCGCGATCCTGCAGCCAGTTCGCATAGCGGCTGAGCCAGACCAGCAGCGGGGCCAGGTCCGATTCGCCCCACTGCGCGCCAGCGGCGCGGTTGATGGTGTAGTGCAGAATAACCGCCTTGTCGTTGCGATCGGTGAGCGGATCATAGGCGGGGATCGGCTCCGGTAAAAGGTTCTCAATATCGGCTTTAGGTTGGAACATGAGCGGCTGTTCGATATCGTTTGTCCTGGCGATGATCTTTTCAATATGAGAAGCGGGCATAACACGCAGGTACGACATGCCAGATTGATCGGTGGAGACCATAATAAACAGATTGCCGGTGCGGGTGAGCTCGTCCGCCATTTCATACACGCGGGTGCTCATGCGATTCAAGCGATGATCCCAGAACTGATCGAGGAATTTCGATTCCAGTTCCCCTTTGCAATTAAGCGAGAGGCCGCCGCCGACAATATACTGGGTGGTAAGCTCGACAATACGGCGGGCGAGCGGGTTCACTCGCCAGGCCTCAAGTGATCGGGTAAGGACCTCCTCGCGATCGTAGGAGAAGCGGTCACGATCGGATTGGCTGAGAGAGCGGGTGCCGATCAGAAAGGTATCTGCATTTTCAATGACTGCCAATTGTTTTCTGACCGCCTGGCCGATCTGGTTTTTGAATAATCGATCAAATATGCTCATGCTGTCAAGCTTTCTTTTTTAGAGGGGTTGTTATAGCGGTTGAGGCACAGGAACGGCAGCAGACCGATCTCATCCCCGAGGAAATAATCTTGATCGACATGCGTAATTACACCCGGTATCCTGCCAGTTTCGGTGTACTGCCAGAAAGAGGGACCCGCAAACGGATAGACCGGTCTTGGCATGGTGAAACCCCACTGAGCCAGCCATAGTTTATAGTCTGCAAAAGGGAGCACGTTATCGAATTTGTCATGGATCATATACGTGCGCCAGAACGCCCCGGAGGTATAAATGATCGGTTTGATCTTAAAGGCATCCTCGATACGCAGCAGGAAATCGAGCACCTCGTCGCACAGGGTTTTGCCGCGCAGGCCGGCCAATTCCAGGTCCATGACGGGCGCAAGAGAAAAAGGCAGAGAGCGGACGGTTTCGATAAAAGCGATGGCCTGATGTACACCTGGTACGTGGGTACGGAAAAAGTGATAGGGTGCGCCGTGGATGCGGTTAGCTGCCGTACCGGCGGCGTTATTGCATAGTTGGGGATCGATATAGACATCCGTCTTGCCAGGGGGAAACTCTGTTGCCTTATAGAAGGCAAAGCGGATGCCTGCGCGCTTGACTTCGGGCCAGTCGATCTCTTTCTGCCAATGGGAAACATCTACACCGAATAACATAGGATCCTTTCCGTTTTGGTTTTTGTTTAGTACACATGTTCTATCCGGTCATCACTATAGCAAACACAGGATCTTCTGCCAATCTGTTAAAACATGAAAGATCTTTAAGTGTTCTCCCCCATTCATCCCACTTTGTGTCGTGGAATTGTGAATCCCTGACGAAGAATTAGGGAAATCTCACAGCTTCAATCCCACCTCCCTATTGATGCCATCCTGAGGCTTTGCCGATGGATCTTGGCCTCATAATATCGATACGTATCTAATCAACCCGTCTCAATCGAAGATTTTTCTTATTTGTCTTTTAGATACAGTGCTGCAGTCGGACTCATTTCCCAATTGCGAAACATATCCATAGGGCTGCAAACAACCCGGCAAACTGTTTGTGGGTCATTTTTATCACAGCTGTTATTCCAACCCTACTCCATCTTGAAATAATACGGTCATGGATACTTAGCTGGAGATGGGAGAGGCTTCTCCAGCACAACATACTGCGAATGGATACACAATATCAAAAAAATAAATGGATCAAAATAGAACTATTGAGATAAAATAATCTTAGTGATCCCATAAATAAACAAGGAGCGGATATGAAAACGTTAATGCGCACGGTCACGATCATCTTTCTCCTGGCAGCGCTTGCCACAACCTCATCGAGTGCCCTCGCACAGGATGATGAAACCCAGCCCCTGGATGACAAATTCGTCGGCGCGCTGGTTGCCATGGCGGTCAACCATAATCTGATGGAAGGCGAAAACGAGGTCAGGGACCTGAAAGCCCTGCATAGTTTCGTCACGGATTATTACGATGACCGCATTGCTGCTGACCCAAACAGCACCGCCGCACAATGGCTCGGACTGCAGAAAAAA